GCTCCTGTTACACCTAAGTATTTATTATTTGCTTGAGCTGCATTATTGCAACCACCAATAAACTTATCACTTGAATTAGGAGCAATACGCATATATTCTGCAGCGCCTAAATCGACACCTAAAACTAATGTATATTGTACACCTACTGCCACAGCAGGTAAAGTGAATGTTTTATCAGCAGCCATCATAATGTGAACTCCACCTACATCTTGCACAGCATTTAGCGTAACATCAGCTACATGTGTTTCAGTATGATTAGGTGAAATAACTGTTTCATTTAAAAAAGCAGCACTGTTTTCATTTAATACGTCACTTCTCATATTAGTTAACTCCTTCCAGATTGATAAGTGCATGTGTTTCAGGTAAAGTTACTTCAAGACCTGCTTCTGTAAGAATCATATCTTTTCGTAAATCTTCATCTGCTTGTTGCACATTGGTTGTAATAGAAGTATCTCTATTTATACCATTACCAACTAGAGGTCTATATGAAACGTGGTCTAAATCAACTAAACCAAGAAATCCAGCTGCAAAACCTCTAAACAATGGCTCTTTAACTAAAGTTAAGTCTCCATGTATAGTGTCTATTTTCATAACTTTATGACCAAATGAACCTTGCGCTCTTTCAATCATGTAATTAGCTTGAGTACTTGCAGTTGAATTATCAATAAAACCATCTCCACCCATTTTATTAAAATGAGACATTACTGGTAATGAAGCTAACCCTAATTTAGAAGAACTTCCTCCTCTTGCAGGGTCAAATATTACTTCAAAATCAGTAAGTAAATCATCATAAGTCCATTGAGCTGCTGTATTTGATTTATAATAAGATTTATCAGTTGTATATGATAGCTGTGCGCCACCACCTTCAACTGTAGAATTTCTTATTATCTGACCAATAACACCATCAGTATATTGAACTCCGCTTCTTGAAGCTTGCTGACCAAACAACATTGCTCTTTCAATGTCAATTTTATGTTCTCTTAATTTAAGATTCCATATTCTTTGCCATTCATCAGCGTAACCACGATAAACTGTTGCTCTAGCAGTATTAGACATTTCACAAGCTGTTTTAAAGATTTGAGTATAACCAAACCCATTATCAAGCTCTTCTGACCATACGTCTGGAGCGCCTGAACCTTCACCAAATGAAGTACCAATTACTGTACATTGAGCATCATCAGCTATTGTCATTGCAGCACCACCAACAGTAGATACCGAAGTAACATTGCATGTTGTTGTTACGCCTGCATCTGCAACTGAGTTAATTCTAACAGTTCCGTATGAAGGTGTTGTACCTGCACCTGATGCATTTAATGATATTGCAACCATCATTCCTGGAACCAACCAGTCTACTGATGCTCCTCCAACTGTGTCAAAGCTTAGGTCCATACTACTACCTTCAGCTACAAGTGTTGCTCCACCTGCAGATAAGAAACTTCTATCAGTCATTGCTATTTTTGTTCTATCTTCTAAAAATCGGAATTGACTATCCGATGTTGGAACTTTTCCAACTTTTGACAAGTATACAAAAAATGGCGATTCTTCTGGGCTTAACTCTGCAACTCTATCACTAAAGTCGTACAGTCTTCTTGTGCTTAAATTTGCACTATCTGTAGTATTACCCCCAGGAGTACCAAATTTTACTTGTCCACCATTATAAGTAGGCATTTATTTCTCCTTGTTTATACATTTATGTTTACAATACTTTCGTACGTCCACCAGCCTGCATAACACCATCCCATATAGAGTCTACGTCATTTTTAGGAGTTTGAGGTGCTTGACCTTGTAATACTCCACCTTGTGCAGGTGTACCCTGCGTTTGACGAACACCATCAAGTGGTCTTTCTACTTGCTGATTGCCTCCAGACTCCATAACAGCTCTCCACATTTTAATAGCACCATCAACACCATACTCAGCAGGATTCTGTGCTGCAAAATTCATAAAAGAGTCTACTTCTTCAGGCGCTAAGCCTCTTTGCTGTAGTTCGGTCTTTAACTGCATTTCGCCTTGCGTTTTTTGCAATCCTTGCATTTGTTGGTTGACAGCTCCACTAATGGAGTCCTGTAATTCTTGTTGTCTGAACTTGTACGATTTAGACTGAGGGTCATTATAGGCTTCCCATGGGTCAAATTCATCTTTATCTAATGCTATACGTTCAGGTTGTGTTGGTTGACCTTGTCCTTGTACCATACCAGTTATAGTTTGGGTTATGTCTGGACGTGATTCCAATAGTTGACCTATTTTTTCATATTGCTTTAGTTTAGAGTTTTCCGCTGCGAGTTTATCCTTTTCACTTTGGAAGTATTTTGCTTGGTCTTCCCAGTTTCCAGAACCCTCTTGCGTATTTGCGTTATCGTCTTGCCCTACATTATCAACGGTTTCACCTTCTAGATGTCCGTCTTCATATGCGTTATTCATTAGTTGTATTTCCTTCCTGCGATTTCTGTTGTCCTTGTTGAGTTTGACCACGAGTATTATCTCGTAATCTCTCTGACTCTAGTTTAACCGCATCTTTTAGTCTACCAGTCGCCAACTTGTTAGCGGCACGAGACTCATACTTTTGCTCTGCCAATTGGCTTTTGAATTTTTCTACTTCTGTACGTTTTCTAGCTGCAACACTTTCTCTGTCTGCAGTTTGTAAGTCGCCACCTAATTTTTTAAGTTGCTCTTGTGCCTGTCCTAACATACTCTGTAATTTACTAACTTCGTCAGTTCTTTGCAATACCCCTTGTTTGTCAAATATTTCTGTTTTCTTCAATGCTTCTACCCTATCTATTAATCCAGCTTGATAAGCTTCCATGTATAATTGGAACTCTCCATACTTGTTTGAAGGTAAACTTGAACCTCCAAGTATTCGTATATCAAACTGACCTACAGTTATATCATTTTCTATTGACTGTAGTTCATTAGTTTTGTCATCGTATAAACGAGAATTGACTGTAAATTCATTTATATCGTTATTAGGTTGTACTATTCTAAATGTCTTTTTAAATCTATAATGCTGTCTAGCCATATTATATACAACTTGACCTAATCTTTTCATTGAACCTTCAATATCTCTTAATTTAGATTTTGAACGTCTTTGTCCAACATTTTCCATCATCATTGTAGCTGAGTAAGTTCTAGGTGCTGCATCACTACTACCTTGCATCATTTCAAAAATACCCATATTTAAATCAATATAACCTTCAATCATTTTAGGTAATGTTAATATACTACCTGATAATGGTTGTGGTGAAGGAAAGTGTGGCTCACCAAAAGATGGGTCATATTCAATAGTTGCATTAGGGTTAGCCCAATCCCTTTCTAATTCTTCAATATCACTAACACTACCTTGAGGCACTAAAAGTTTTAAGCCTGCTGAAGCTTGTGCATGTGATGTAATAAGTGAAACTGTTTTATTTAAAAATCTTTGAAACGCTTTATTTTTTCTAACATCACTCATTGGATATGGAGTATTAGTCCAAATGTTTGGTACTGGTATAACAGGATATATATCTGTATCACATATCATTTCATACAATACTATTTGGCCAACAGTACATGTTAGTTTAATTCTTGTTTGTGTAACTTCTACAAAATCTATTAATCCAGCTTCAATTGCTGCAGCAAAATCTTTATCTTCTGCCATTGCAGCAAACTGCTCTTGAGTCATAATTCTTTCATCACCACTTCTAGCGTCAACTACTCTATAATAAGGAACTCTTACTTTTTTGTAATGTTCAAGTAATCTATACTTTTCAATATGGTAGTCTTTATCTTTTGTATTGTCTGGAGTAAAACTTTCCATAGTTGTTTTATTTGTTGCATTAGGATAATCCTCTTCTTTACTGAATGTTTCTATTTCATCTATTAATAATTTTTCTGAGTCTTCACTAATTGGTTGACTCATTTGTGGGTATAAATCTATTAACTGTTGTCTAGTTAATATAGTTGATACTATAATACCTGAAGCATCATCAAAATACTTGTGTCTTGAATTAGGGTCAACGTAAACTCTAAATGGGTCTACATATGTAAATTTAACTTCACCTCTACCAAAGTCTGCATCTCTATCTAAGTATGCATAAAAATAACCTAAGCCTGTAACAGCATAATCATGAACAACTTGTTTAAATACTTCATTACCATCTGATTTATCCCAAACATACTCTAATATAGTTTTCCATACATTAGCTAGTCTACTGTCAGAGTCTTCTCTTCCAACTGCAGTAAATTTAGGCTGCTTAGAAGTAACAATAGCTTTAAACTGTTCAATGGCAGCATATAACCTATCCATAGGCATTGATGATTGATTTCGTGAATCTAACTCGTCAAGTTCTTCTGCTGAAAAGTGGTTACCTAAATAAAAGTCAATGTCTTCTCTAGCGGCTACATCCCAGTCTTTTCTGGCATCTCTCCACCTATCAAACAGCTCATTTATTTCTTTTACCCTTAAATCTTCTTGTATCATAGTTTATAATATAGTATTATTTCCTAGCTCCAGTCAACCAATTATATGCTTTTCTTGGCTTTGCCCAGGCTCCAGACTTACTTTTAACTTTCTTTTTAATCTTTTTTTGACCTTTAGCAAACTGAGTTGCAAGCCAGAACGCATCAATAGTATCATCATGACTTCCTTTTGGAAAGTCAAGTAATTCACCTATAAATTCATGCATTTCTTTTTTAATGTGTACAGCGCCTGCTTTAAACATTGGTTGCAAACCTTCAAATAATCTATCCTTTTTCTTTTGATTGTAATTTTTAATACCTTTTTCTATGCCAGGTAAAAACATTCCTTCACTTTTACTACGTTTCATAACATAATCTCTTAACATTTCTTGGTATGCTATAGTCTCTATATTTATTCTTCGTATTGGCTGGTATCGTTTTGTAATTTCAAATATCTTGTCAGCACAGTCCATTGGTAAAACTCGTTCCCTCCAATACTCAATAACATAGTAATCATAGCTATCAGTAACGCCAATAACCATAATAACACTATAGTCGTTCCTAGCACCAATTGTTGAGGCAGGGTCAACACCAATGTATATATTAACGTACTCTTTTCTACCATCATCAAGTTTAATGTACCAAGAGTTGTATTCTTCATCAAACCTAGCATATCCTTTATACTGCGCATTGTTTATATCTTCCTCACTGAATATCTGGTCTTCAGGTGATTTAGCTTGGTTCATGTATTCTTGATAAAACTTAGCTGGTGTACCTGAATCTATGTAAAACTGTTTTCTTTCTTCTAATTTTTTAATCGGCCATCTTGAAGGCCATATAGGTTTACTATCTTCTATTGCTTTTCTAGTAAACACTTCCCATGCAAATTGTTCACCTGTTTTCTGACATTCATGATGTTTTGTAACTAATCCGTTTAAAAAGCTGTCGTAATGGACAATAGTACCGTTACACCATAAAAAACCTTTTTTATCAAAATCAATAGCTGGATATACTGCAGCTGTTACCCATTCTTTAATTTGTCTTCTAGAATCAGGTGTTTTTGTATTTAGCTCTGATTCAAAGTCATCAAGCACAATTCCAGTATATCTTGTAGAGTTTTGTTTTTTACCACGCAATCTTTGCGAAGCACCCTTACCAATCATTCTGCAGCCATTTTTTAAAGTAAATTCATTTTTAGTCCATTTATCACCTTCTAAATCACCAAAGTAATAATGTATAGCTGGATTACTATATATATGATTCTGAATCCATGATATATTATCTACAGCCTGGTCTTGCGCTTCACCTACCCATGCTATAAATTGTGGCTCATCTTTATTAGCAAATAAAAATTTATGCATAATAGCAGTAGCTGCTAAAGTAGATTTAGCGTGGTCTCTAGGTAAGACTAGTGCTAACTGTTGTTTTTTTGGATTTAAAAATAATTCACCAACTTCCCTATGAAAACCAGGAGTTGCTGATGCTAAAAAGTCTTGTGGGCTAAATAATTTACCAAATGTAATTAAATTACTGTATGCTAAATGAAGAGCTTCTTCATTTTTACTGACATTACCGTTAAGGTTAAGATTAGCCATTAATATGTTTATATTTAATATTCAGAATTTGTAGGAGGTATTGTAAGAGTTTGTAGTAAACTGTCTAAAACATTCCCTGATTTTTTTTCATTTGCATATTGTAACATATTTAGCCAATTAGGGTTTAACATGTTTCCAGAATTAAAGTCGTCAAGAGCTTTTGAGTTATTTTGTATGTCTACTCTTTTATTTATATTAGTTGAATCATAAGGGTATTCATTTAAATTTGTTATTAGACTTGCTAATCCTGGACCAAATTTATCTGCTATAGCTTGAGTTCCTATATAATGCCTAAGAGCATCTCTCTCATTATCTTGAAAACGAGGTTCAAAACTATATTCTTTATCAGGGCTAGCATTAAAAGTTTCTTTTCCAAACATTTTTAATAAACTGTCTAATGTACTTACTGTAGTCTCAGGGTTTAAATTGTCTAATACAGTTCCTTGATATGTTGTTTGGTTTTTTTGACTAACAAATATATTTTTAATTCCTCCCATAAGAGATTCTATTAACTTATCTTTTTTCTTTCCTAATTCAGTTTTATTTCTAGGGTCTCTTTGCCATTCAAAAAGAGCCTCATAATTTGTTAAACCCCTTTCAACTTGACTTTTTCTTAAAGAATCTTGAAATTTAGACTCTTTTTGCATTTTTTCCCATTTAGCTTTGTCTTGTTTAAATTTTATTTTTCTAGCTTTTTCTTTTTCTTCCATACTAAAAATCCTTTATAATTTCAAAATGAGGGAAATCATCAAAGTTGTTATCGTCTACCTCAAAGTTTTTGTTCCAGTCACCACCCCAACGGATGTTTATTTCCATAGACTGAGCAATGCCCAAGACAAAGCCAGCAAAAAGATGGAAACGCTCTCTATCATCCCAATCAATAGGATAGGGAACAACATCAGCAGCCATAGAAGGGTTAGCGTTATGACGACCATTAGGATATTTAACCTTTGTTCTTTTGTT